CGCCAATGGATCGATGTCGAGGGCCATCCAGAAATCGGCCTCGCTCATCCCGTGCTGCTCGTCGTGGTGATGCATACAGAGCGGGACCGTGAACGCGTCATCAGCCTTAGCCGCGCCCTGATCTTCGGCCGTGGGCCGAGCTTGACAGCGAGTTCATAGCCGGGCTGGCCAACGGAGCCGTTGATAAGCCAATCGAGCGAAGCACCCCAACGCGCGCAAATTCTTCTAGCCTTTTCAAGGGGTAAGTGTTTCTTCCCGGATTCGTATTCGGACAAGGTATTGTTCGCAACGCTGATGCTATTGGCAAATTCGGCCTGCGACCTCGCCTCCTCTGCGCCGGCACGTTGGTGATGTTCGCGCAACGCGACGATCCGGCGACCGATGTCCTTGTCACTATCCATAGTGGATATTTGACCACGCAAGGGGCGAAATGTCGTTTCGCAATCTGCGAGGGCTTGACGTGTTCGCGAAACGCAAACTAATAGGGGTATGGTTGATTCGCACTGCACCTGGGCCACCGTTATCGACGCCGCCGGCGGGACTTGCGGCGTCGCTGATGCGTTGAGCGAGTCCCCCTCAACCGTGAGCGGCTGGAAAAAGCGGCCGCGCGGGATTCCGGGAGAGCACTGGTCGGGAATTGTCAGGCTTGCGGCTTCGAATGGCAGACCGGAGATCACGCTCGAAGTCTTGGCGGGGCTGGCTACTCGGCGCGCTGATGTCGCGGGGGCCCGCGCATGACGTCTCGGAAATCGAATGACCTTCCCCATCGCGCTCCCCATGCGGCGTATTTACGCAGGCATGCAACCACGGGGCTTCGACTTCTGTCACGGGAAGAATTTCATTTTGCATCGTTAACGAGCGGTATGACGAAACGCCGACATGTATTGTGCGTCGCGTCAACACGCTCGCGTGTTTGTTTAGTGGATTGCGTTGGGGGCGTTGCATCATGTCCATTGTCGAATCGTGCACATTGCCGCCGGCTCGGCCAAGGAGAACGCTTGGAACAACTGTTCCAAGAAACTTGCACGGAGAAGAAATCTCTAAATTCGGCTTGGTCTGTCGCGCGCTCTGGCCCGACAAGCCGGACATCGCCCTGGCGCACCTCGCGAAGTGTTCAGAGCGTCACGCGCGGCTTCTCATCCGTGGCAAACGCAAGCCGAACGCCCGCGTCGCGCACGCGGTGCTCGGCGAGATCATCAGTTAATCAACAGGAGGAACGCCATGACTATTCTCGGCACGACGCAGCGCGACAAAATCACCGGCTTTCAGGGTGTGGTGACTGGCTATTGCGAATACATCAGCGGCTGCCATCAGGTGCTATTGGTACCGAAGGTCGACGAGAAGGGCGATCACAAGGAGCCTCACTGGTTCGATCTGCAGCGACTGGAGCGCGTCGGTGGCGACGTTGTTACGCTGAACAACGGCCGGACGCCGGGCTTCGACAAGGCCGCGCCGAAGCGCTGATCGCTTTCCGATCCGCGCTGGTGCCAGAAATGGCAGCGGATACGACCACTGCCCTGGATATTTCTGATCGTTCGGTCGCGGTGGTCGTCAACCAGTTCAGTTCTCGCGGCGGCGTGGAAGGACACGCGCTCAGATGCCACCTGAATCCGCAGGCCTCGGTCGGGGAGAGAGGCACCCCCGTTAATGCAACGAGCGCAACTGCAGCAGGTGTCGAATCCTGCCCGCGAGATTTTTCGACCAGTTCGGGCGGCGGCCTTGGCATCCATCAGCCCGGGTCAATGACATGTGGGTTCGCCATCGTGCGTCAACCTGCATCGGGAACGGCGAGTGACCGCGCTAAATGCCCCGCCGTCGCCCGATTCGCTTCAGTTGATCGGAGTGCCGCATGAACACGCTCGCGGTCCTGACCGAATTTTCCCCGGTGCTGGTCGGCCTGACCGCCGCGCTTTCGGCGGCCGTCGCATGGCTACATCCGGCGCGTTGCGGGTGCAGCTCGCGGCACGCCAGAAGGATATCACGGCTATGATAATCATCTTCGCAATCGTGGCCGTATTCTGGATCGCCTGCATCGCGTTCTTTTTCACCGATGTCCTCGTTCCCTACGCGCTGATCCGCTTCGACGAATATCGCTGGTCGAAGCTGCATCCGGGCATGCCTCTACATCGGAGGCCGCTTCACTAATTTCGGTTTCGTCGCGTTTCACAGCGTTCATCGCCCAGTAGCATCACCAGCGTTTCACCTTTCATCGCATCCCCCACGAACGGACACTTCCGAGCGAGCGCTAGAGCTATGATTATCGCACTGAAAATCATCATCGGCACTCTTTCCGTCTTCACCGCGGTTGGTCTTTTATGCGCGGTGAAAATCGGCCGGCGCGCAAAATGGGCCAACCCCGCGCCGGCCGATCCCTATTTTCATCCGTTCGGCGAAATGCCGGGCCTGACCGCCGAGCAGCTCGCCCGCCTGGCGCCGCGCGATTTCAGCCACGATCCGCTGCGGCGATCGTTTGCGGTGCACGACAACTATTCCGCCGGACTTGCCCTCCGACCGGACGCGGGCAGCGGCCTCCTTTCAATCCCCTCGGGTAAAGCCGCTGCCCGCATTTTTTTAGAGAAATTGTACCGCGGGGGCGTCGATGACGTCTGACGCCACCCTCGCCACGCCCTATCTCACCGCGCCCAAGCAAGCGAACTTGCTGGCCGCCTTGCACATCGCCCGCGAGCGGCAACGGCTGGAGCTTAGCACATGAGATCGGCGATCGAGATTGTGACAGCCCTGTGTTGCGCCGCCGACGCGATGGCGGAAAATCGCAGCACCAACATCTCGGACGCGGCGCTGCGGACCTTCAAGGAAGAGATCGCGCGCGCCAGCATGCAGCTTTCCGAGAGCGAATACCCGATCGACTACGAGGCGCGATGCCTGGTCGATTGCGTGGCCGAGCTGGCCTACGCGCGCACCGACGCCGACCAGCGCCGCGAGGAGCGGGCGCTGATGTACGTCAATAGTTTTCGCACCTTCCTGCGGATCGATTTGAACCGGGCGCAGCGCCTGGCGAGGGCCGGATAAGTTTTTCGCATTTTCAAAGAGATCGCGCGCCTCGGCGATTTTCAGGGGCAGGAGAAGAGACGATGGCTAACCATCCTAACCGGGCAAAGCAGATCGAGCGCGCCGTGCTCGTCACGACGTCGCATCGCGGCGTTTTCTTCGGCTATGCGATCGATACCGACGGTGCGTCGATCGCGCTGCGCGCTGCGCGCAACTGCATCTATTGGCCGACAGAGAACAAGGGCTTCATGGGCCTTGCTTCGATGGGCCCGCTCAAGGGCGCGCGCGTCGGTCCCGCTGCCGACATCGAGCTGCGCGATATCACCTCGGTTGCCGAATGCACCACCGCCGCCGTCCAGGCCTGGGAATCGGCGCCATGGAAATAAGCGAAGCAAAACTGGTCCGGGGCGAAGTCCCGGACGCATTTAAATCCGGCTCCGGCTCCGGCTCCGGCGACGGCTCCGGCGACGGCTACGGCTACGGCTCCGGCTACGGCGACGGCTCCGGCGACGGCGACGGCTCCGGCGACGGCTACGGCTCCGGCTACGGCTACGGCTACGGCTACGGCTCCGGCTACGGCTCCGGCTCCGGCGACGGCTACGGCTACGGCTCCGGCTACGGCTCCGGCTCCGGCTCTAAAGAATATTGGCTGGCCACCATTCCGTGCTTCGCACGGAAGTGGCCAGACTCTTCTCAAGCTCGCTTGCGCGAGCTTCAGAAAGAAGGCGCAACGATTGCTTTCTGGCGATCGGACAAGGATGGCTGCGCCAGCAATGGCGGAAAAAATGATCCCGTCGCGCCAGGCACCGTTGAGACGATCAAAGGTCCGCTGGAAATCTGCACCAAGAACGCGCTGCACGCGACGTTCGTCCCGCCAAAGTGGAAGGGCGAGCGTTGGTGGATCGTGGCCCTGATCGGCGAAGTGCAAACCGATGAGGACAAGGTCGGCGCATTGACGCGTGAAATCGTCGGAGAATGTCTTTGAAGGGCGAGCGGCTCAGCAACCGGCAGATCGCGACGTTAAAGCACCTCGCGATCTGCTGCTCTGCCGGCGGCCAGGTCACGCTGACCCGCGACCAACGTGAGGCGATGCAGCCGCTCTGGCGACGCGGATTGGTCGAGATCTGGTTTCGCTGTGTCCCCGATGAGGGCAGCACACGAAGTTCGTTCTTCAGGCCGTCGGTTCACGGCTGGGCGTTGATCAATTCCATCCTGGCGGCGACGACAAGGAAGATCGCGGCATGAGCGAGAAATCCGCAATCGAATGGACCGACGCCACGTGGAATCCGATCCGCGCGCGCAACATC